ATGACGCAGACTTCGATATAGGTTTTGATAGCGGAGCTTCTGATGACGGATTAGTCGCGATTGACCCTACTACGGGCCGTTCCCCTGGCACCCAAGCTCTTCTTGATGCTGTTGCAAAATCGTCTACGGGACAGAAAGTTGACGGTTGGCAGGATCACGGTACGCCCGGGGATTGGAATAGTCCCGAAGCAAGGTTTGCCCGTGGCGATACTATAATTAACCCTAAAGCTACCGCTTGGGATTGGATTACGGGTCCCATTGAATATGGCATTTACGGTGCTAGTCGATTAGCGACGTTTGGAAAGTTCGGATTGGATGTAGAACTTGGCCTTCACGACGTTACGGGTTGGAAGGGCCAAACGGACGCAAGCCATTACGGTGCCGGGATAAAGGGTGAGCAGGAACCGTTTAGCGCCCAACTTGACGTTGGATTTCCTGGGTTATCCGGTCTTGGTCCACTAGCTCCGGACATTGGCACCATCTCCGTAGGCCCGAAGGGCGTTGGCGTCCATTCTACTTTTGACCCTGAAAAGGGCGCTTTTGGCACAGCCGCAAGGGACGCCGTAAAAGATGCAAGGGACGCCGTAAAAGATGCCATAAAGGGTGCGTCTTCTTATTATGCGGGCGGTGGTCTGGCTTCCCTTCCTCAAATTTCGCATAGCGGCTTATACAGAGCCATGGGCCGTGGCTAAGGAGCCGATAATCCCGAAGGTGTATGTTCCGAGGAAGAAGCGGAACCCCTTCGCGGTGGGCTTTTGGATCGTTGTTGCGGTCTTTTTGGCGATGATTTTATTGTCTTCCTGTAAGCTGCGGTTCCCTCTTGAGACGGGGATCTAGGCATGATTTATGACGACGATCCACAGTCTTCGGCGGCTCTTCAGCTTGGGACGTATCCCGATAAAAAACCCTCTACTCTAGAAAAAGGCCTTATGGCTGCGGACATTGGTTCGCGAGTCGCGGGTGAGATACGTGATTTAAAGAAGCCGCCTCCTGGTCAAGAACTTGTAAAGCAGGAAAAGACCCCTAGTAAGGCGCAGATGTTCCGTGGCATTGGGAGCCTGATGCGTGGGCGGATAAGCCCTATTGTTACTGCGGCGCAGCTTTTCTGGGGTGAGATACCGGAAGACATTAAGGACGACGCCGGGGCGATGGTCGATTGGTTGCGTGAAAACAAGATGCACGAACTGGTTGGACTGGATAAACCTGGGATTGAGTACTTCAAGCAGGCTTTGACGCCCACGGCCCAAGAACCAAAAGGGATTATGTCACTGCCCTACATGTTACAGAGTGGAGAATACGACTGGGATTATAATTCGGATACACTAGGCGAAAGAGTTAAAGTGCGTCATGGCACTCCTTCTCCAGAAATTGTGGGTGACAGGTTTGATATAGGTGAGTTTAGTTTGAAAGAAAAAACTCCTGGTCAGGGTGCCGCCAGATCAGGGGCGGGGCAGTATTCTGCACAGGCACTGGGCGTTGCCGAGGATTATTTCGACAATGAACCCAAAGGGCGCGTTCTTATCAACAATAAACTTCTGCCGAAGTCTCACAACATCCCGACTATGACAGAACTGACAAATGAAAAAGTTATGAGTTCGCAGCGGGAGAATACAGAGAAATTTGCCAAGGACTTTGGCGTGGACGTGGAAGACGTAAATATCCTTGCGGGTATCTTGGAACGGCTTGAAGGAGAGAAAGAGTCTTATGGGGATACGGACAGTCATCTTGAATCCCTAGTGGAGGTTACGAGAAGAAATATTTTGCGGGATACGGAAAGCGCAAGGGAAAACCGGGAGTTTCTTGAAGGCTACAGTTCTATAAACGACGAGGAATTCGCCATACTTCATGGCACCTCTAGGTTGAAAACAATGAAAGATAATATCGATTACTTTAGGCGAGAAGCAGAGGATTTTGAGAGGAAAGTAGAAGACGATACCCGGCTCCTTGAGGTGGTGGATAAGTACAACTTGAAGGGGACCCCTGGCGCTCTTGTTGAGTTTGCCTACCATCCAGACGATTGGAAGAACATGATCGACCTCGACATGAGACTGGTAGATCAACCCGAAGTTTTAGAAAAAGTCTTACAAATACCTTTAATCAAAAAGAATATGACTTATTTTACTCAGGGGTACTTAAAGTTTCTGAACTACCCGGACGGATTAGAAAAATTAAAAGAGTTCACGGGACAACAACTGTCCAAAACACTTTTGAAACAACTAAAAACAAGTAAGGTCTCTGAAAGGCAGGCCAAGATAATACTTGCAAAGGAATTTGCAGAGGCTGGTATCCCAGGAAACAAGTTCTTCGACCAGCAGAGCCGCTATGCAGATCCTCCTCCAGACGTTTCTGAACCCATTGGTTTTACACTTAATGGCAATACAATGGAGGGTTACCTTGCAAAAATAGGACAACGAATGGGTCTGACAGGGTTTGGTAACAACACCCCTCTTTCTGTTATGCAAGATGCACAGAATATTATTCTTCATTCAAAAGGACTTCCCGAAGCATTAGATTTCGCTAGGAGTCTTCCAGGCGAAGACGAGATGAACGACATAGATCCTACCGTACTTGCAACACATACACCTGCATTTGGCGATATCCCTCCATACGCTTCGGATTTAGTGAAATCCCTTATTGAGGAAATGATAGAGGATGGCGTCCAACTTGATCTTACATACCCTGAACCGGAAGAAGACACGCGGACCAAGAACGCCGTTGTCTGGGATCAAAAAGCCATGGACCGTGCAACGAGGCCCACTGTTCTTAAAGGAGGTTTTCCTCCAAGGAGGCCAAGGATGAAAGCGGATGGCGGTCTTATAGACAAACCTTTATATGATCAACCAAGGATGGTAGGTTGAAATGGCGGTAACGGCAAAGGGCAAAAAGATCAAGCGCAAAATGACCGACACGTATGGTAAAGAGCGTGGCTTGAAAATTTTTCACGCCTCCCGGAACAAGGGTACGATCAAGGGCGTGGACCGTAAGAAGAGGAGAAGCAGGAATGCCTAACGTAGCAGGATATGAGTTTCCGTATACACCGCAGGGTATGGCGGCAGCGGAGCAGTACAAGCAATCCCTTGGGATGCGCGGTGGCGGCATGATGGGTTTTCGTCCCGTTGGCATGGCCCGAGGCGGTGTGGTACATCCCAATAACACGGTCCGAGGCAATGTGGTACATCCCAATAGCGCAGCGGCTATTGGGGATTCATGGGGAGGTTCTGCGATAACTCAGCTTCTCCGCGACCACTACGTAGCCCCCAACACGATTGCGGCACAGGCGCAAGCACAAGCACCGGCACAGGCGCAAGCACAAGCACCGGCACAAGCACCGGCACAAGCCCCGGCCCCGGTTGCCAGGAACGCTTCCGTGGATTCCGGGGCGCTTGACAGATTCCGCAGGGAGTTTGGTCGCGAGCCCCGAGACACTGCCGAGCTTCAGGAGTACATGATATCCGGAGGCGGTGTGGTTACCCCGATGCGCGACGGCGGCATGATGGGTTTTCGTCCCGTGGGCTATCAGGAAGGCGGCGAGGCCGCAGCGGAAGATAGACACCGGGAGGGCTTGATTAGGCAAATAATTGCACTCAGTAAGATTACCAATCAGGAAACCCTGATAGGTTTACAGGGTCAAGACACAAATAGCCTAGAGAACACGCTAAGAGGACTTATAGCGAGGAAGCAAGCGGAGCAAATGTCCAGAATGCAGGGGTCTCCGGAAAAGGATCTTACTTCTGACCAGAGGCGTCAGCTTAGGGAGCTACCCTCTCAGACGGATTTTATGGGTCGTCCGACGACGCCAGAGCAGCAGATTCAGCAGATGCGGCAGATGGAGCAGATGCGGCAGATGGAGCAGATGCGGCAGATGCAGATGGAGCAGCAGACGCCTTATGGAGGACATGGCGGAGGAGAGTTGCTGGCTCCTCCTGGCACGGCGGATTATGCGATGTACGATGATCCTGCCGCTCCTATGCAATCGCAGAATGCCGAAGATGCTTATTATGGCGGAGGGTTTCCAGGACCTTCTTTTGTACCTTCTGAGGGTCAAACGGCCCCTGATTTTAGGTCGCATGGCGGCATTATGTCGTTGAGGCGATAACCATGGCTCGTAACCCGTTACCTCGCAGCAACTTTGGGACAAGTTCTCTTGTAGAGCGCCGGGATGCGTTACCTCAAGTGGAGTTGGACTTGGAGGATGCTCAAGGTGTTGAGATCACCGTAGAGGACGAGGCTCTGGTCGAGGATCCGGAACTCAAGATTGAGTTTGAAGAGGATGGTGGCGTCGTTATTGACTTTGATCCCGTCATGTCGGCTCCCGATACGGGCGATTTCTATGCAAACCTTGTAGACAACTTGGATGATTCCGTTGTTTCTAGGATCTCGTCTCAACTTGTAGAGGACTACGAGGCAAACAAGGAAGGCCGCAAGGATTGGGAAGACGCCTACCGTACTGGTCTTGAGTTGCTTGGTTTTCAGTACGAAGAACGGTCAGAGCCCTTCCGTGGTGCGACGGGCGTTACGCATCCACTTCTTGCCGAGGCTGTTACCCAATTTCAAGCGCAGGCTTTCGGTGAATTGTTGCCTGCCGGTGGTCCGGTACGCACGGAGATTGTAGGTAAGGTCACTCAAGAGAAGGAAGATCAGGCCACTCGCGTTCGCCACTTTATGAATTATCAGATTACGTGCGTGATGAAAGAGTACACGCCTGAGTTCGATCAGATGCTCTTCTACCTACCGTTGTCGGGATCTACGTTTAAGAAGGTCTACTACGACGAGTTTCTTGGCAGGGCGGTCAGTAAGTTTGTTCCGGCGGAGCAGTTGATTGTTCCGTACATTGCAACGGATCTGGAGACGGCTGAAAACGTCACCCACATAATTCAAGTTACCGAGAACGAACTCCGTAAGAAACAACGCGCTGGTTTTTATGCCGACGTAGACGTAACGCCGTCGCAGTCGGAGCCTTCTACAGTTCGCGAAGAGATGGACGACATTACGGGTGTAGAGCCGACAATTGTAGACAAGGAGATAACTCTTCTTGAATGCCACGTCGATTTGGACCTCGACGGTTACGAAGACATGGGCGACGATGGGGAGCCCACTGGTATCAAGCTTCCATATATCGTGACTGTGTCCGAGGACAGTGGTGCGGTGCTCAGTGTCCGCAGGAATTACACAAAAGACGATCCAAACTACAAAAAGAACCAGTATTTCGTACACTTCAAGTTTTTGCCTGGGTTTGGGTTCTATGGCCTTGGCTTAATTCACATGATTGGTGGTTTGAGCCGCACGGCTACCGCCGCGTTGCGTCAGCTTATCGACGCGGGGACCCTGTCAAACTTACCGGCGGGCTTCAAAGCGCGAGGTTTGCGGATACGGAACGACGACGATCCGCTATCTCCGGGTGAATTTCGTGATGTAGACGCTCCTGGGGGTGCTATCCGTGATTCTTTGATGCTTTTGCCGTACAAAGGTGCCGATCAAACGCTGTTTCAGTTGATGGGTTTCTGTGTGGAGGCTGGTCAGCGGTTTGCGGCGGTATCCAACCTGCAAGTTGGCGATGGAAACCAGCAAGCGGCGGTTGGAACGACCATTGCTATGCTTGAGCAGGGCGCAAAGGTCATGTCGGCCATACATAAGCGTCTATTTTACGCTCAGAAGGAAGAATTTTCGCTACTTGCTAAGGTTTTTGGTCAATATTTGCCGCAAGAGTACCCTTATGACGTTGTCGGAGGAGAGCGCACGGTTAAGGCCGAGGACTTTGACGACAGAATTGATGTCATACCGGTGGCAGATCCCAACATTTTCTCCATGGCGCAACGGGTAACGTTGGCGCAGACGGAGCTTCAGTTGGCTCAATCGGCTCCTGATATGCACAATATGCACGAAGCGTATCGTAGGATGTACCACGCGGTGGGCGTCAAGGACGTTGACGCGATATTGAAGCCCGAAGGGAAGGACGATCCTACCCCTAAAGACCCCGCGACAGAGAATTCAGAGGCTTTGGACAGTTTGCCACTGGTGGCATTCCAAGGACAAAACCATGACGCGCATATTATGGCGCATTTGGTCTTTGGTTCATCCGGCATCGTTGCTCAAATACCCTCTGTAGCCATGGCTTTGCAGAAACATGTCATGGAACACGTATCAATTAAGGCTAGGGAGCAAGTCCTTGCAGAAGTTTCTCAACAATTTCAAGGTCAAGAGCCACCTCCAGAGGTTTTACAGGAAATGGAAGGCCGCGTGGCGGCTCTTATTGCAGAAGGTATGCAGCAAGTTAAGCAGATGAGTGCCGAGATCAGCGGTGCAGGGCAACCGGATCCGTTAATTGCCTTGAAAGAGCAGGATTTACAGCTTAGAGCACAGCAAGATGCTGCGGAAAACGCTTTGGATCAGCAAAGATTGCAGCTTGATCAACAAAGAGCGGCCCAAAATTCGGAAAATAGCCAGGAAAGGATACAGGCAACCAAGGATATTGCCGCCGCCCGTATTCTGGCTGCGAGAGAACGTGAAATCTTGAAACAACAAGGATAATTGTTATGGCAAAGTCAGAAAAAGGCGTCCGAGACGGACAGGTCATCAAGGATCAAGGGTTTGTCCCATACAACCCTCCGGTAGAAGAGCCTACGCCTAACGTTTCTAAGGCATCTGTTTCCAAGGGCAAGAGCCGTGGAATGGGCGACGCAATCCGGGGCGGTAAGTACAAATTCTGTTAGGTTTTCTGATGCCTCAGAAAAAACTTCAGAAAGACAGCAACCACAACGACCTGGACGTGGACGGCGATGGCATTGTTTCCGATCAGGAGCTTGCGTTAGCAAAAGTTCGTGATCAGCATGAGAAAGCGGATGCCCAGCGGCGAATGGCCTGGGTAGCGATGATTTCCATGATTGGGTTTACGTTGATGGTATTCTTGCCGATCTTCCCGGATGGCCGAATCAAGGCCCTATCGGACTTGTTTGGGCTTTTCTACATTGGGCAGGCTGGCGTGGTGGGAGCATACATGGGCATGACGGCGTACATGTCCAATAACGGAAAACGCTAATGGACCCGTTAACTATAGCCGCCGCAATTGCAGCTACCAAAACGCTAGTTAAGAGTGCGCGTGGGGTCCAAGAGATTGTCCACGGGCTTGATGGAGTCTTCAGCGCACAGGACGAGCACGAAAAAAATAAAAATCATAAACCGGGTAGTTCTATAGGCCAGAAGAATAAGTCAATCTTGCAGAAACGCGCCAAAGATGATGGTGCAGACGATAGTATCAGTTCAGCGGCTGCGGCTGTTATTGAGAAAAAACAGTTAGACCAGCAGATTGCTGATTTGAAAGATGAAATCAACCGGAAGTGGCCTAGCGCCCCTGGAGAAAAAAGCACTTGGGATCAGATCCTAGCGGAACGCGAAAAGCG